CTCTTATACATGTTTATGTCTACAGGACCTGTCCATCCTTCTTCGCAATAACTATATAAATCATAACAAGTGTTGTCCCAAGAGTTATTACAACAGTATGGGTCAACTTGTATTACCCATTCAAAGCAAGCGTCAGGTATATAGTAAGGAACACTAGCATAACATCCAGATTCATAGTAACAACTACTGTCTGCTATATTAGCTTCTATATTGTAGTTTACTGCTGTTACATCAGTACATCCTTCTACTGGTAGTATACAAGAACCATTATCTACGTTTGCTAATGGATTATAATTTAAGGCTAAAGTATCAGTACACCCGTTTACAACATCAATACATCCACCGTTATCTGTATTGCATGTATCACAGTAATTAAATGCTGTAGGGTCTATACACCCAAAGATAAGTGGTATACAGCTACCATCATCTACATTCGCATTAGGATTGTAGTTAAACGCACCGTCATCCATACATCCTAGAACAACTTCTATACAGGAACCCTCTAGCTCTACATTAGCTTCAGGGTTGTAATTCAAGGCTGTAGAATCCATACAACCAAGAACGATAAGTGTTAAACATGAGCCGTTGTCAAAATCTGCTAGGGCATTGTACTCGATGTAATTAGGATTAGTACATCCAGCGATATAATAGCAGCTACCATCGTCTGTATTTACACTATCATTATAATTAAGTGCTGTACTATCTATACAGCCATATGTTTTTTCTATACATTCATTACCACAGTAAGGCTCACCAAATACTGAAATAAATGGTGGTATTGGATTTACAAATCCACCTTCAATATCTATAGCTACATAGTCTCCTTCAGCAGAATATAAAGAATATCCACACTGCACAGCTGTAAAGTCTGATTGAAATGTTATCTGAAACTCAGCTTTTACAGGGAGACCTGCAACTAAATTAAAACTATACGTAGTATCAAAACCATCTACTAGAGTAAAAGTATCAATAACAGACCAGCCGAATGGTGGTGAAATGTTCGTAGCTTGTGAAACTATTAAAGAAGAACCAGCCCATCCGTTTCCAGCTAAGTCGGTTAATTCTAACTCATGTAGACAATTAGGTATATTAATATCAGTATTAGCTGAATCTACATAGTTAAAAGCTAAAGAATCTGTGCATCCATATATTATAGGAGTATAGCACATTCCTGTGTCTTGAGTTGCTAAAAAATTATATTCAACATAGTTAGTATCCATACAACCAAATACAGGTGGAGGTGGAGGACAGTTAGAAGTTACTATTGTATCTATTAAAAAGTCTCCAAAATTAGCACTATCTAAAGACCATATTGTATCACCACACTGCTCTATATATATAGAGCCGTCTTCTCCTCCCCATAAGCTACCAGCTATACCATCTCCATAAGCATCTTCAACAACAAAGTAAAAACTATCTATGGGTGCACATTCACTATAGTATTGAGGTTGATAGTCTATTATATCTAAATATGGACCACCACTCATTAAGGTGTCTCCATAAAAATCCATAATATACCAAGAAGTTTCTTCTGGGTATTGGTCAGGATTAATAGTAACATCTAATCCCCAAGTTCCTGGAGGGCATTGTCCAAATGCTGTAGCTACAGTAAATACTACAACTATTATAAATGAGTATAAAAATTTAGTAAAGTTATTCATCATTATATTCCGCTTCTGTTCATAACATCGTTTTCAGCGTTTGTTAAATCGCTTCCTGTTAACTCTATGTCGTATACAACTACTTCGTTTATTTGACCATTAAAACCTGTGTCTGAACCTCCTACTGGCATACCAATAGTTATTAAATCAAACAAATTGCTAATATTAGAAGTTCCTGTTCCTGATTCACTACCGTTTATGCGAATCGCTATATTTCCGTTGCCTGCTCTAGTTACAGTAAGTAAAAAATCATTATCTCCTGTTGGAAAATTTATACTTCCATCTATTACTGTTTGACTATCATTTTTATTGATTGATACTCTTGAGGTATCTTCATCTTTATAAATTACTGCTCCATCTCTACCAGTAACACCAAAAATAAACTCATCATCTAAAGTTACGCTTTCATTTGGATTTAAAACAAACATAAACGTAAATGCTGAAAGGTTTAGCTGAGAAACACCAAAACTAGAACCTAAAAATAAAAAAGAATTTATTGTACCATCAAAAGTAACCTCATCTCCTGATATTGATGGTCTATTGGAGGCAGTACTTTGACTAAAAAAATTTGAGTTACCACTAGAATCAGCCCAATTAGTTAGTTTTCCTCCTGATGTAGTTTGACCAGTACCTCTTTTTAACCAAACTTTTAACTTAGCAGGTTCAATTTCTCCTACACCTGGTGCAGCTGATAGAGCAGAACTTAAACTTATACTATTTCCTAATCCTAACATAATTAAAATTTACTCATTATTAGTTCGTCTATGTACTCTTGAACTTCTTTTTTGGTAGCCACTAACTTAAAACTAAGGTCTGCCTGAAACCTTTTGACTTCTTCTCCCTCATCAAAAACAACTATTGTTGGAACAACAGCTATTTGATACTTAACTTGATTATTGTCTTTTTCTATTGAAAGAGATTCTTTTTCACAGTCTGATAATTTATTAAACCATGTTACGCTATTTGCTTCGTTGAATCCAGAATTAAAGTGAATTACTTTAACTTGACATAAACTTGATAGAGGTAATATTATTAATAATAAAAAAAATATCTTTTTCATTATTTATAAATTTTGTCTTCTATTTTTTCTAATGTAACTTTTATGTCTTTTACATCTTCCTGTGTTGTCATAATTGTTTGACGAATGAGTTGGTCTTTCATGTCGTATTCAATTCTAGTAATCTCAGGGTCTGGAGCAACAGGTAACTCTTTTGCTTCTTGTATGTCAGCCTTTAATGTGAACCACATACCTGTCATACTTACTAAAACAAAACCTAATGATATTATAGTTTCTAAGCTAAGTTTAATTTTTGTGTCTTTACCAATTTCAGTTGCCATTTTACATTTTACATTGTTTGTCGCACCATTTTAAACATACTGCTCCAAAAGTTATAGCTTTTATTATTTTACAAATTTTATTTTTCATATTTAAAATATTATATAGTTTACCCCTAATTTAAAATCGTACCACTCTCTATTCCAATACTTATTGTATTTACCTTCAGCAAATATACCAAAATGTTTGTTAAATTTCAAACCTAAAATTAATCCACCAGAATAATCATACCACTGTTTTCCATTGTTAAAGTTGTGATAAGAAAATTGATATCCAGAATCATGATGATATGGCATAAAGTTCCCCCATGAGTGTAGCCAAAAGCTTTTAGTATAGTGATAAAAATCAAAACCTACAACTATACTGTTTTGCCAAAGATTGTCAAGTTCGTTTCTTTTTCTTTTAACATAGTCAGACAAAACTTGTGGTATAACAACTTCGTTCCAAACTTCAGAGCTAGTAGCAACTATTTCTCCTTGTGGATTCTTATACTCACTGTTATAAACATCTACACTATAACCTTCTTCTATAGCTAGTTGAGTGTAGTGAGTGTGACCTGACTCTAAAATCCAATCTTCTAAAGGATTGTATCCATATGGTTCTGCTAATCTAGTGACACCACCAAAGTTAAATGATAGTTTCTTTTTACTATTTATTCTAAATCTTTGTGTGGCTTCATAATATTCTATGTCTGCAAAACCATCTTTAATGTATTCTATTTTTGTAAACCATACAGGTCTAACGTATCTTATAAAGTGTTGCTGGTCAAAGTATTCAACACCCTCTTGTCTTTTGTATTCTACTTCAAACAAATATTCAAAAGGATTTCTACCTATACTAGCAGCATCACTAAATGATGATTCTGTACCATCTTTGAATGGTGATGTTCCTTCATACTGAAAACGCTGTATCTTACGAATACCCATAGATAAAGAATAATCATAAGGAATAGTTACAGTATCTATAGAAAGAAAACTGTTACCAACTGAATATACATTTTCGTCAGCTAATGAAGTACCACCGTTAGAAGCTACATAAAAAGTAGAAAACTTAAATATGTCTTTTATTTGTGAGCAACATTTTTTAGGTGTCGCACAAGCTAATAGAAAAAGTAAAATTACTATTAAGTAAGATAATTTATTTTTCATGAATTATTAACTTACAGGTGTAGCTCTGGGTGCTAGGTAAATAATGCAAGAGCCACTATTTAATTCAACAAAGTCCCATGTGCCATATATAGTAACTCCTTTTGGGAATGTGTGAGAAGTAGTAATTCTTAGAGATTCATCTGTTGCAGATAAATTTGTTACCGCACCAAAAGTAGTTCCTGTTTCGTCTTCTCCGTCTACTGTGCTGATAGAATTAGTTACACCTCCCATGTTTTCAAGGGCCGTAAAAGTTGTGTCTTCTAACATTGTTATAGCGGCTACATATCTGTTTGCAGAGTTTCCGTTTAAATCTGCTTTAGAGCCATTTCCATTTAAATATATAGAACCGTACTGACCGAAAGAAAATTCATCGTGTTTTGTTCCTGATAATGCCATTTTATAATTTTTTAAATTCGTACAAATATAATAAAATTATCTATAAACAATTTCTTTTCCCTCAAGAACTCTATAAAACCTAGTAACTAGTAATTTACCCTTTTGAGATATAGCAAATCTTCTTTCTCTATTGTGAGCTTTTTCTAAATACACAAATATGTATCCAAGCCTATTTAACCTAGGAACTTTGATAGAAGCAAATCTATCTGAGGCTCTAAAGTTTTTTACAACATAAGTATAGTTAAAGTAAGTCATATCATAAACATGAAATAAAAACTCTATTTCATTTACTGATAATCCGTAAGCATCTCTGAAATAATAAAGGACTGGCCTATAGTTTTTTAGGTATCCAGGATTAGGCATGTATTGAATTTAATTGTTTTGGCAAAGTTAACTATTTTATTGTATATTTGCTGATAATTAATTTTATTGAATATGTCTACTCTAGAAGGTAAGAATATAAGTGCAACTTATCAAACTTTATTAAAAACAACTTCTGATTCTGGTATTGGAACAACAATAGGTACAATAGAGGATGGAAAAGGAAATGTTAGTCCGCTTAGTTTATCTGTAAATGAAGCAGCTATTAGTGGCAAGTTTGGAATAGGAATAACAAGTCCAACAAGTCAATTACATATAGTAACATCTGGTGCTCAACCTGTACTAGTTACAGACAGCTCATCAAATGAGCAATTTTATGTTGGTGACGCAAACTCTAACTTTAATGTTAAGTTGGGAGATATTACTGACGCTTCGTCTGGTAACGATACTGTTTTATTTGTAGAGGACTCATCTAGTAGAATAGTTGCTACATCTACTAATTTTGGTATTAATAACAGCTCTCCTACAGCTACGCTTCATGTAGGTAACAATAGTGGAACAGCTAAATTTTCATTAGGCTCTAGTACAACTGCTTTTGAGATAAATGATGTATTTACTGTAGATACTACTAACAGTGAAGTTACAGTAGGAGGTAGACTAAAATTAGAAAACAGACTTGACGATAGTGGAGACTATTATAAGTTAGAGGAATACTTTTATAAAAGACCTAGATTAAATGCTGATTTAGATGACACAGATGATGAAACAGAATTTGTGGCTGCTAATCAAAATTTTGAGGTTTTAGGAACTAATGCTACAAGTGCTTTAGTAGACTGGTCAACTAACTACGGTGGTATAAATGTAACTACTGCTGGAGCTGACAATGACCAAATTATTATACTACCTCATCTAGATGCTAGAGAGGATAGTCAACCTCACACAGCTTGGAGTGGTGTTAAGTTTGGGACTGAGAATAGTACTGAATGGAAGTGTGCTATAACAACTCCTTCGGCTATAACAACAATGGCTTTTTGGGCTGGAATGAAATTGACAAATGTGCCAGCTTATGCTACTGATGATAATCAAGCTTACTTTTTGTTTGCTACGGATGATGACCATGGAGCACTAACTACTAATGGTAATTTACATTTTATATATAGTGTTGCTGGTACAGACTTTATAACTGATTTAGGAGTTACTGTTGCAGCTAGCACAACATATAAACTAGAGTTAAGATTTGATGCTTCTAGACAAATAAGTGTTTTTTGTAATGGAGTTCAAAAAGGATTAGTTACTACAGCTACAGCTGGTGGAGCTACGCAGTCTACATCTACAACAAAGAGTAATGCTATGACTGATGATATTGACCTAATACCTTACATAGGTGTTCAGCAACATGCAGGCTCAATAACAAGAAATCTTGAGATACATTATCAAAAGATACAAAGATTACTGTTTGAGTAGAAATACTTAATCAGCTAAATATTAATTAAATTAAATAAAAATGAAAACAGAAGACCTTATTAAAGAGGTTGGCAATTCTGTAATAGATTTGCTAATCGAGAAAAACAGAGCCTACGGAGATAGTGCTACAAATCCATCAAACATATTTTCAAAGGGAAGTGCTATAGATAGTCTATGTGCTAGACTTGACGATAAGTTGATGAGAATAAAAAACAAAGGTATAAACGACCAAACAGAGGATACTATTAGTGACATCATAGGTTATTTAATACTTTTAAAAGTAGCCATAGCTAAAGAATCTAAAAATTTAGACAAAAAAGAATATCAATCTTTATACACAACATCATGGAGTTAATGGAAGACATAAAGCCTATTATAAGAAAAATTACTATAGGTGATATGAAGGAGGGTCTAACCTATGTTGTTGGTCAAACAATGATGAGAGGTCAACTTGAGGTTACTGCTATAGTCCAAGATGAAGCTGCATGGTATAAACATCAACAAGTTGTTTATGATGTATATGTTAAAAGAGAAGGAGAAAAATATTCAAAACCATGGAAAAGATTTTTTTCTCAACCAACTTCAATAGAGTTTGATATACAAGATAGAAACGAATATAATATAATGTAATATGAAATTAATTAAAGATAAATTTTTAGTAAAGTTAGAAAAGTTAGTAGAAGACACTGTAAAAGTTAATGGTGTAGAAATGTATTTAGACTCTAGTTATGACCCTATGAGGTTTGCTAGACAGTATGGTGAGGTTGTTATAGCTCCAGAAAGGTTGAGTAGTAAATATATGGATGTTAAGGTTGGAGATAGAATTTACTTTCATCACTTTGTTGCTGATAAAAAAAATCAAATGGTTGAAGATGAGGATGGAAACTACATACTTCAAGTTGACGCAGGTCAAATATATTGTGCTGTAAGAGATAATAAAATAATTATGCAAAACTTTTGGTGTTTTGTAGAGCAAAAAACAGAATTAGAAGATAATTATAAAACTAGCTCTGGAATATTTTTAAAGTCTACCATGGAAATAGAGGAGCAAAGGGGGTATTTAAAATACGCTAATCAAGAAATTTTAGATTATGGTGCTAAAATAAATGATGAGGTTATATTTTCAGAAAACTCTGAATATAATATGAACGTAGAAGGTCAGGAGCTTTTAAGAATGAGAAACATAGATATACTAGCAGTTGTAGAGTAATGAGTATAGATGTAAACAAAAAACTAGAAGAACTTATGCAGGCTGGTTTGGAGGCTTACGAAATATTAGTTGAAGAAATAAAAAGACCTTTAGACGAGGAGTTGCAAGACGATAAAAGACGAAACGCTATGAAAGCAAAAAAAGAATGTTTTCTTGACGCTAAAGACATACTTTCATCTATTAAAAAAATAGAAAATCAAATAAACGGAGAAGAAGACTCCGAAGAGTTAGAAGAAGAAAAAGCTTTTACTGCTGGATTTGTAGAAAAATACGCTAAAAAATAATGCCTGAATTTGAAGAAATATCTGGAATAAAAATTCAGCTTCCTGAGAAGCCGAAAAAAAAAGATATACTTTTTTCAAATCTTCCAAAGAAAAAACAAAAATGGTCCAGAACAGAAATGCCTTCTGGTCTTTCTCCTGACACAGCTTCAAAGTACGCTGATTTTATTAATCAAGAGTTTGATAGAAGAGCTAACGGGGTTTGGTTTATGAACAATGGTGTTCCTACTTACATCACTGGAGAGCATTATTATTATTTAAACTGGTGTAAATTAGATATAGGATATCCAGACTACAGGGATAGAGATAGAAGATTCTATATGTTTTGGGAACACTGCACAAAAGACCCTGATTGCTTTGGTTTAGTAATGGTAAAACATAGGCGTGAAGGAGCTTCTTACAAGGGTGCAGCTATGTTATTATATGAAGTCACTGCAAACTACAATGCTCATGGAGGTATTATAAGTAAAACTGGTGCTGATGCTAAATCTTTGTTTACCGACAAAATGGTTTACATGTTTAGGAATCTTCCTTTTTTCTTTCAGCCTATTATTGATGGTTCTGACAATCCAAAGTCTACATTAAGTTTTAATCAGCCTGGACAAAAGATTAGTAAAAACTTTAAAACTGTTACTAAGTCCGAGGCATTAAACTCTAAGATTGACTGGAGAAATACAAAAGAAAACTCTTATGACTCAGTAAAACTTCTTAGATATTTATGTGATGAGGCTGGTAAGTGGGTAGACGCTAATGTAGAAAAAAATTGGGAGGTTGTTCGTTCTTGTCTAACTTTAGGAGATAAGATTATAGGTAAGTGTTTTATGCCGTCTACAGTAAACGAGCTTTCAAAGTCTGGGGGAGAAAACTTTAAAAACCTTTGGTATGATAGCGACCCAGAAGATATAGACGCAAATGGCAGGACACGCTCTGGTCTTTATCAATATTTTACTCCAGCTTATGACGGGTATGAGGGATTTATTGATGAGTATGGTATGTCAGTTATAGATACTCCAAGTGAAGAGCAGTCTAAGTACATAAAAAAGACAATAGGTGCAAAAGAGTTTTTACAGAATATTAGAGACTCCTATAAGAACAATACATCTAAACTATCTGAAGAAAAAAGACAAAGACCTTTTAACATTGATGAAGCTTTTAGAAGTGATGTAAACAACAGTTTATTCGATGTAGAAAGAATTTATCAACAAATAGATTTTAATAACTCATCAAATCCTGTTACAGTTTATGGAGATTTTGTTTGGAAAGGAGGGGTAGAAGACTCTGAAGTTGTGTGGCAGCCAAGAAAAAACGGAAAGTTTCATATGGCATGGATACCGCCTGATGAAAGGAGGAATAAAAAAGATACTAAAAATGGTAGACTATATCCAGGTAATCATGTTGAGTTAGTAGCTGGATGTGACCCCTATGACCACGACACTACGACAGACGGTAGAAGGTCTGATGCAGCAGCATATGTATACAAAAAATTCTCAATGATGGATGACTTTTCTAGTGTTTTTGTATGTGAATATATACACAGACCACCAAAAGCTGAGATTTTTTATGAAGATATGATAAAAATGTGTTATTTTTACGGCTGCCAAATACTTGTTGAAAATAATAAGGTTGGTATTATAAAGTATTTTGAACGAAGAGGTTATAATAATTATTTAATGGATAGACCAGAGTCGACTCATACCTCATCCAGTAGAACACAAAAAACAAAAGGTATACCTAGTACAGGTGCTGCTGTTTTAACTGCTCAAGCTGAAGCCGTTTCATCTTACATATACGACCATGTTGGAGTCAATAATGAAACTGGCGAAATGGGTAAATGTTATTTTAACAAGTTACTAGAAGATTGGAGTAAGTTTGAGATAGATAACAGAACTAAATATGATGCTACAGTAGCTTCTAGTATAGCTTTACTTGCAGCTCAAAAATTTGTAAAGCCTAAAAGTAAACAAACTTTTGATATGAATAAGTTTGTAAAAAAATATAAGAATACAGGATTAATATCTAAAAGAATATGAAGATTAAGTTTGAAACTATAGGGGGATATCCTACTCCATTCGTTAGTAATGAAGAAAAAGCCTCTAATGAATATGGTTTACAGTATTTTAAAACCATGTATAAAGATTATCAAAAAACAGGAGAGTCCACCTACACAGCTAAAAGAAGAAGAATGGAAAATTCTAGAAAGTATGCTGAAGGTATTCAAGATGTTTCAAAGTATAAAGACCTTTTAGATGTTGAGGGAGATACATCGTTTATGAATATAGACTGGACTCCAGTTAGTATTATACCTAAATTCGTTGATGTAATAGTTGGTGATTTATCTAATCAAGCATTAGAAATAAAAGCAAGAGCTGTAGACAGTTCATCTGAGCAAGTTAGAATTACTGAAAAGAATAATCTAATGTTAAAAATGATGAACAAAGATTTTTTAGCTGAACTGTCAAAGATTACAAGAATGGACTATAATCCAAAAGGATTTGTTCCTGAGTCAAGTGAAGAGCTTGACTTATATATGCAACTAACCTACAAGCAATCTCATGAAATAGCCTTAGAGGAAGGTATACAGTTTGTTACACAACAGAACGACTTTGATGAAACAAAAAGAAGAGTTTTAAGAGATTTAATAGTTGTAGGTCAGGGAGCTGTCAAAACATCTATATGTCCATCAAAAGGTGTTAAGATAAAATATGTAGACCCAGGCAACCTAATAACCTCTAACTCCGCATCACCATCTTTTGAAAACATTCAACATGCTGGAGAGATATATAGAGTAACTATAGCTGAGTTAAAACAAATGGCTGGCAGTCAGTTTACAGATAAGGAGTATAAAGAGATAGCTGAGAAATACGGTAAAAAAATATCTAACACAAGATATGGTATTGGATTTGATGCAAGTAACTCTAAGTATGTTAGCGAATATGATGAGTTTTCTGTAGAAATATTAGATGCTGAATTTATGAGCAACTACTATTTAAAGTACGAAAAAAAGATGAACAACTTTGGTGGATATTCTTTAAATAGAAGAAAACTAAATCAGAGAGTTAATGAAAATGAAAAAAGACAAGTTGTTCAAAACACCGTAAAAGCTGTATACTCTGGTAAGTATATTGTAGGAAGTGATTATGTTTTTGATTATGGTTTAGCTAAAAATATGATGAGACCAAAGTCTGACCTGTCGCAAACTAGATTATCATATATAGTTTACGCACCACATATTAGAAGAGGTAGAAATGTTTCTCTAGTAGAAAGAATGTTGCCTTTTGCTGACCAAATACAACTTGCACATTATAAAATGCAACAACTTCTGGCTAAGGCTAGACCAAAAGGTGCTGCTTTTGAAATAGGCTCACTAGAAAACGTATCTAAGGGTGATGGAGGTAATTTTACTCCTTTAGAGTTACAAGAAATATTCGACCAAACTGGTAATATATATTTTAGAAGAACTGATGATGAAGGTAATCAAACTCAGTCTATGCCTATCGTAGAACTAGAGAATGGTATAGGTAATGACATCAACAAACTTATAGGTATATATCAACATAATCTACAGATGATTAGAGATGTGACTGGTGTTAATGAAGCTAGAGATGCTTCTAAACCATCATCAGATGCTTTAGTTGGTGTTCAAAAATTATCGTTAGCTGCCTCTAATAATGCTACTAGATTTATAAATCAAGGATATTTAAATATTATCAAAAGAACGGGTCAGTCTGTTTGTATGAGACTTCAAGATTTACTGAAATATAATAAACCTTTAAAAGGATATATATCTGCTCTTGGAGATACCACGATAAAAAACATAGAACTAAGTAAAGACTTATCTATATATGACTTTGGTATATTTATAGAAGTTGCTCCTGATGCACAAGAAAAACAAGCTTTAGAGCAGAATATACAAGTTTCTTTAGCTCAGAAAGAGTTGAGGTTAGAAGATGCTATAGCTATACGTTCTGTCGTAAATACAAAACTAGCTAATCAAATGCTTGTTCTTAGAAGAAAGAAATATCAAGAAGAATTGATGGAGCAAGCTAAGAAGAACGCAGAAAATAACGCTATGCAACAACAACAGTCTATACAAGCTTCTTCTCAGGCTAAGCAACAGGAAATGCAGACTAAAATGCAGATTGAACAATCTAATGCACAGTTAGAACTACAGACTAAGATGCAGTTGCTACAAGCTGAGTTTGAGTTAAAAAATAATTTAGCCCAAGCTGAGCACGAAAGAAGAATGGCTGAGTTGCAGGTTAGTGGTGCTGTAAAAGAAAAAGCTAACAAAGCTTTAGGTAGCTCTAGAGAAGGCTCTATCGAAAAGAGTGCTTATTTCCAATCTCAAATGATTGAGCAAAGAAAAGATAAGCGTGGACCAATAGAAGACCCTGATAGAATTTTACCAGAAATGTAATAATAGTTTATACTTTGTAGTAAAAAAAAAGTATATTTGCAAAAATTAGTTTAATTAAATTATAGTAATATGGAGAATAATAATGATATAGGCGATTTAATCGCTGGAGCATTAGGAGGAGAAGTTGTAGGAAACAAAGAGGAACAAGCTCAAGTAGTTGACCTAACAACTGAACAACCTCAACAAGAAGAAGCACCTAGTGTGCAAGAGGAGCCTGCACAGGTTCTCGATTTAACCGCTGAAGAGGTTCAAGATGAATCTCCAAGCAACCAAGAAGAAAGTTCTTTAAATACTGAAAGCTCAGATTTTAATTCTGATTACCTATCTGATTTAAATCAAAAGATTGGATACGACTTTGAAAGCGTAGAACAACTTGTTGATACATTTAAAGAGTTGGCTGAGTATAGTCAAAACGAACAGTCTAGTTATGCTAACGAGCAGTTAGAGTCTATAGACAAGTTTGTCAGAGAAACAGGCCGCTCTGTAAATGATTACTTGAGAACTCAAACAGTTGATTACAACGAAATGACTAACGACAACGTTGTAAAAGAATATTTGAAAATGAACAATCCAGACTTATCTAAGGAAGAGATTGATGTTTATTTTGATTCTCAATACAAGTCAGCTGGTGCTGAAGAAGGAAAAATCACACCTCAATCAGTTCAACTGAAAAAGGATGCGTCTATAGCTCGTAAGGAGTTGCAAAATATTCAGGAGTCATACAAAATGCCTTCTGAAGGAACTTATAGTTCTGAAGAAGAACAGCAACTTAGACAAGATTTTATAGATAATATGTCCGATGAAGTTGATGCTGTAGAATCTATCGAGTTTGACATTAATGAATCTGGTGAAACTTTTACTTACTCATTGTCTGATGAACAGAAGAATGCTGCTAAAGAAACTTCACAGAATCTAGACCAATACTTCGATAAATACATTGATGGTGACGGCAACTGGGATTACGACTCATTAGCTATGGATATGTTTATAAGGGACAATTTTGAATCTATAGTAAGAGCGGTAGCAAATCAATACAGGTCAAAGGGAACCGAGCAGGTCATTGACGAGATTAAAAACCCATCATTTACACCAGAACCAAAAAATGTTCAGGGTGGTAAATCAATACTAGACCAGGTGTCAGAGCAAATATTTAAAGGTAGTACTTTTTGGAATAGATAATAATTAATTAATAATTTTAAACTTTTTAAAAAATGGCAACTGTTTCTTTAGCTAGTGGAATGACGTTGAGACCAACGGCAGTCCAAACAGCTACAAACGAAAACTATGTAAGTGCATTGACAGCAACGTCTGGTGCTTTACATAAAAGAGACGTTTCTGAAGAGTTAGTAAAAAGATATGGAGACCAAGGTATTACTGGTCTTCTAGAGTTAATGGGTGCAAAAGCTCCTACTACTCAAACTACTTTTGAACACTACGAAGAAGCTTTCTTACACAATGATGTTATATTCCGATTTGATACATCTGTATCAGCAGCAGGTACTGCATCGGAAGCAATAACTGTTCAATCAAGTTCTTTACATGACTCTAAGTCTTCTTTACGAGTAGGAGATATTCTTTTACTAGAAGACAACACTCAGTGTTATGTTCAAGCTAAAAGCTCGCAAACTGCGGCTGTAATCTTCCCATTAACTTCTAGTGGTTTTGTTTCAGCTTTCGGTACATCAACAGATGTAAATGCAGTTATTATTGGTAATGCTTTCCCAGAAGGGTCTGCACAACCAGAAGGATTAACTCCTCGTATCCATGAATACTCTAACAAAGTTCAGATTTTAAAAGAATCTTTTGAGGTTACTGGTTCAGAAGCTACTAACGTAATCTATGTAAAAGTAGATAACGAAGAAATGGGTTCTGGTTACCTATGGTACTTAAAGGGTGAAGCTGATACTTTCAAGAGATTCCAAGATTACGCTGAGATTCAAATGATTCTTGGTAATACTATTAGTAACACTAACTTAACAGGTTCAAGTTCTACTTTTGATGGAACATCTTATTCTAACAGCACTTTAAGACAGTCTGAAGGATTATTATCATTCATTGAAAATAAAGGTCAGTCTATGGATTTAGGCTCTTCTGCTATTACAATGGCTGATTTTGACGCTATCGTTAAGTCTTTAGATAAATTTAGAGGTGCTAAAGAAAATGCTCTTTACTCTGGTATTAACTTATCTTTAGATATTGATGATTTATTAGCTGCTCAAGGTGCTTATGCTGCTGGTGGTGCTAACTATGGTACTTTCCAAAATGATAAGGACATGG